TGAGCATATTCATCTGCTTCTTCCCAAGACATACCATCTCGTTCTCTTAGTATCTTACATATTACACTATATGAATAGACATGTAAAGGGTTTTTATTATATTGTTCTCCTATCCCTATGATAGCATCATCAAAGCCATCTATAGTAACAGCTTCAGCATCTGAGCCACACCAGTTACACTCTTCACCATCACCTACTTCTAACTCTTCTTGTTCCTCACGACAATAATGTTTCCACATTAGAATGATATCTCCTCTCTGTTATTATCTTCTACCTCATAAGGATTGTCAATCTCTTTCATACGACCAGTCTCTTTATCATAGTAAAGATGTGTAGCTATACCAGTCTCACCAGTATATCTATTCTTTAGAATACGTATAGTAGTAGTGTTAGAAGCTACGTCATCCTCTGCTTGTTGATTACGTTCTAATCCTATCACACTATCAGATAGATGAGCTATAGATGCAGAGCCACGTAGATGTGAGAGAGTAATCTCTTTACCATTCTCATGTCCTGCATCACCTGCAGGTCTACGTAGATGGGACACTAATAGTAATCCTACACCTGTCTGTTCTACTAATGAACGTAACTTAGTCATCAATACATCAATAGACTTTCTCTCGTCTCCTTCTTCCTGACCTGATACTAGAATAGATAGATGGTCTAGGAAGATCCATTTACAATCCAATGCTTGTGCCATGAACCTAACCCTTGAAAGTATTTCATCATTAGATGTAGAACCAAAGTGATCAAAGGCAAAGAACCTACCACTACCCATAGTATTGTCAAACCATGTATCTAATTCTTCTTGGCTATACTTCTTACGTATCTCATTAATATACAATCGTGCATTAGCTTCAACAGACATAATATTAAATGCTGTGTTCTTTGTGCTTTCTTCTAATGCTAGTATACCTACGTTATCCTTTGTATTCTTTAACATATGATGCATCAACTCACGCATGATAGAACTCTTACCCATACCTGCACCTGATGTTAATGTAATCAACTCACCAGTACGCATACCATAGGTCTTATCATTAAGTTTAGCCCAAGGGAATAACACAGTCTCACAATACTCTTCTTCAAACAACGTAGACTTTAAATCTTTTAAGTTCACTATACCTGCAGGAGTATAAGGCTGTGCATTCCACCAGGCTCTGGAGAACTGCTCACGTTTATTCATCTTTAGATATTCATTAGCATCTTTATGTTCCATGTGCATAATCTTACACTTATTAGGTGAGAAGAGTTGTGCTACTTTTTCACTTGCATCTCTTCCTTGTTTGTCCATATCAAATGATATAACTATTTGGTCAAAGCTATCAAGATATTCAAATGCTTTTTTACAATCACGTAATGCAGAACCTGCACCAGTTTTAATAGATACACATGCCCACTTACTACCAAGTAATTCATATGCAGACATAGCATCTACCTCACCTTCAGTAATAGTAATATACTTTCCTTTAGGTGCAAAGATATTCTGACCAAACAATCCTGCATTAGTCATATTACCTTCAGTCCACATGTTCTTAGTAGGTACGTCACGTATCTTATTAGCTATATTATTACCACCTTCATCAAAGTATTTATAAATGTGGTGTGTATTCATGTTACCATTTACTTTAACATATGTGTTATATTTCTGTGCTGTTTCTTTAAGAATACTGCGTTCACTTAACGCACCTAAAGTACCAACAGTTTTCATAACACTTTCTGTTCTCATTGGTATTACTTTTTCTGCTTCCATGCTCTCTCCAAAATGTGTATCACAAACAAAGCAATGACTATAACCTTCTGAATGGTTTACATTACCATCACTAGAGCCACACTTAGGACATGCTCCTCTATCTAACCATTGTTTATCCATATCATTAATCCAAATCGTTTAAAGTATTATCATATAATTCTTCAACAAAGTCAAGTTGGTCTTGCATTACTTCTTTAGCATCTTTCTTAGCATTATATTTTGCTTCAGCTAAATCATATCCATCATCAAGATAATCACGAACAAGTTCTCTATACACTCTGTTGTACTCTTTATCCCATAAATTCTTAGCCATGTTAGTCCTTTCTTTTCCATGCTCTAGGGTCATCAGACCATACGTGGTCAGACCAATGAGCTGGCATTATCTCTCCATCATCATCAGTATGTGGTGAGTTTGCAACTACTATACCAAATGCATCTTTCATATCATCTATTAAATCCATCAGTTGTTCTATAGTCCATACTCTCATATATTTAATACCACTTTCTTTATAGTCATCACTAAATTCTCTACCTGCATTAAACAAATCAAGTATTAATTTCTTTTGTGCTTGGTCTATTATTATAGCACCATGTTGTTGTTCTTTTAAAAGTTTAGCCATTATTATTTTCCTTTGTTGTTGTTGTAATTTTATTTCTTTATGTAACCAATCAGTAAAGCCAGTCTTACTCATCTTTATCTTCCTTTATATGACTAGCATCTGGATTCTCTACTGGCATAGCCCAACCTGATGCTGTTGTATATTCTTTTTCTATTCCTAATCTCTTACGTAAATCATCTATCTTTATATTTAATTCTTTTATTCTTATATGTGCATCACGTAATTGTATTTGTAATTCTCTTACATTTTTACGTAATATTTCTTTCTCTGTATTAGTCATACCATATCCCATCACCATATGCAACTACTTTATACTTAGTTTTATTTTGCATATCTTTTCCATAAAAAATACTAATCCAATCTCCAGTACGTAGATAATGTCGCATGTCTTTTACATACCCATCACGCATAGACCTTTGAGCTATTGCTCCTTTTGTATTCATACGTATCTCTCTAGCCATAGACTTAGATACTTCTTGATTATGTTTAATCCATTCTAGTACTACATTAACTTGAAAGGTAGCATTCTTAGGTAGATTATATAACTCTTTATTTATATGTGATTTATTCATTATATTTCCTTTATTGTACTCTTATTATTGAAAGTCCATCATCAAAATCCATGTTCTCAATACTACTGGTAGTATAAAGTCTACTTATATATTCTCTTGCTTCACTTTCTTTATTAAAATACATAGTATCTCCATTAAATTTAGCTAATGGTTCTATTATTATATCTTTATCTTGAGATATAAAAGCTATTACAAAGTTTTTATTCATGTTCGTACCTTACATTAGTTTAATATATATGTCAAGTTTATTATCCATCATATGCATCTAACTCTACCCACTCTTCTCTCATTCTTGCATAGTCATACCCTGTTCTGTATGTCTTATTAGCATACCAATCTGGCATAGGTCTAGTCTTCTCCCACTTAGCTATATCTTTCTTATCATTCACATAATACTTTCTGTATGCTAATACAGCATCATCAGCTCTACCACCATTAAATGGAGACGCACACTTGTACTCATCTGGCATACATTGTGGGTGTGGTTGACCTTGTCTACTCATGTGTTCAAAAGCAAAGCCAACATTATCTATTGTTAAGTCCATGATAACTTGCTGGCACTTGTGTATATTGTTATACCTTCTGGTATACTCAAAGCATAGCTCCATACCATGTCGCCATAGCCAATCATAATTATGTGCATCATCTCCTGCCCATAGTGTGCATGGGTGGTTCTTGTGTGCTTCCTTGTATGGTACTCTGTCTGCTGAACCATACCTATGCCATACAGAACACAACATCTGTGCAGTTTCTAATGGCATCTTTACTATGTGCTTATCACATTGCATCTGTGCAGATATGATAGGGTCTTTGTCTAATATAAATATGTTCATATTAATGTCCTCTCTCTGGTTGTAAGTTATTATCTGATACATCATCAGACATATCCAAATGACTTCTTATTATTGACCATGCTAGTATTAGTTCCTCACGTTCTGCTTTAGTATCTTCAATATCTTCACCACTATTCTTAGCATCTTCCTCACATATATTAATATAAGATTGTAAAGCAAAACCAACAGTTGTTATTGCATCATCTATCATTATCATTCTCCTTTATCATATTAAAATCTTTTCACTTTCTTCTAAATCATTCTCTTCAATGCTATCACATATAAACGAATGGTCAAACTTATATGTTGTTGTCCAAAGTCTTATCTTTCCATTCTTATCTGTAGTTTCAAACGTAAGTTCATGCACACATAAACTTTCTAATTCTTCTTTAGTCATCTTCATTTTCCTTAAAATATTTTATATATTTATCTTGCCAATGCTTGCTTAACTTTGTCATGGAAATATAATTACATTGGCATTCTTCAGCATCTTCTTTAGCATCTTCTAAATCTCCATAGACTAACCAAGCATTTTCAGCAAAGTCTATTGGATTATTATTATTATCTACTAATACGTAATCAGTTTCATGTAGCTTAATCATTATACATTCTCCTCTGTTTCTATATCTCCAAACCATTCATCAATAGCATTGGCTACATGGTTAGGCATATCATGTTCTAGTAACACAGACTTAGGATTGTCTGACCACTCCACTTGTATAGTGTAACTTACTATGTGTCTGTCTGTTGTTGGTATTGTATTTATATCTCTACTCATCTACTATCTCCCTTGTAACTGAAGGATGTTGCCATGTGTCTATGACATCTTGGTTAAATTCTTCTGCTTTATATTCTCCATTGGCTAGTTCTGCTAATAGTTCTGGTATATCTGTATCAGTACCTAACCAATTCTCTATCATTTCTTTTGTTACTTTAGTCATTATCATTCTCCTTGTTGCAGTTGATCTTCATCAACTATATCTACTTCATTAAGTATTCTTGTCATCTGATCAATATAATTATTAAATATCTCTTGTCCTTCGTCAGTATAATTATATACATCATCTTCATCTACATAGATGCAATTTTCATAATACTTTTCACCTAATTTTTCTTGCATCATAAAGTCTGCAAGTTTACTTGTTACTTCTAAAAAACTAGGAGTATCTATATAATATTTATCAGGTTTCATTATCTAACTCCTCTAGCCATTCTATAGCTAACTCTATAGCATCACGTGCTTCTATTGCTTGTGTATGTGCTTCACTAGCTTGTATCTCAGCTTCATTAGCATTATCCACAGCTCTCTCTGCACTTTCTTTTGCTTCGTTCAGTCTATTAATAATATTTGTTAAGTCAATCATAATATTTCTCCTTCACTATAGTGTTGGTTGTCTAAGTCATCTACTATATCTTTCTCTTTATTTTTTTTATCAAGCCACTTATTATATTCTTCTTGTTCTTCTTTACTTACATCACTTGCTGATACAAGTATCTCTCTATCTACTTTATGCATGTCATGTTTCCTTTCTTTAGTTTCCATGTAGTGTTATCTATCACTACAGTTTCTTCGTCTAGTTTTTTATACTTACTACCTAGCATATGCCATAGTCCATCATGTGCTTCAATGAAACTATCAACATCTTTGTATGTTTCTATTTCTTTATACATAATGATGATGCCACTTTTCTTCCCAGAGTTCTGATAGATGTTCTTCTATCTCTTCATCTGGAACATTAGGATTAGGATATGCTAGAGTATTCATAGCAACTGCGATTGCATCATAGGGTTCTTTTATTCCTTGCGACTCCCATAAATCTACTACAGATACTTCATACTCATACTCTTCATCTAGTATTATACTATTTTGTAATGTTGTCATATATATTCCTTTCTATAATAAAGCTAATGCAATTATAATAAGATAAAAGATTGTTTCTAAGTTCTCCATCATTACTTCTTCTCTCTATCATATCGTTCTTCTTTAGCTAACCACTTTCTTATAAACTCTTTTAAGTTAGATGTCAACTCATCTTTCTTTAGTAGAGTTTCAAAGACTGCTTTAGCTGAACCTAATCTATACCATACATTAGATTTGTATTCATCTTCTTGTGTTTCTTCTTTCTTTTTAAATGGTAGTATCGTCATATTATTTATCTCCTAGATATACATTATAATTCTTTTCTATCTTCTGCAATAGATTGTTTTGTCCTAACATAACACCAAGCCATAACATTCTTTTCTCATCTGCATTATGACTATCAATATGTTTCTTTAACTCATCATCATTAAATGTAGCAAATAATGTTGAACCTTTTAGTTTAATCATAGACATTGTTTATACTCCTTATATAAAGTTTCTTGTTTATCGTATGCTTCTATCTCGTAGGGTAACTTCATGTACTCTATATCTGTACAATCTTTACCCTTCCAATAGACTTTGTTTATCATAGTACCTTCACTCTTCATAGTCAATGCTTCTGTTAGTTCTTTCTTATAGTATTGTTTAGCATGTACCATCTCATGTATAAGCGATATGATAAAATCTTTAGTCTTAGATATTGTATTAACTTCTACACCAAAACTTCTGTGGTTGTCAAGTAACCAACAACCACCTAAGTCTGTCATACTACGTGTTAAAGTACATTCAACACTAAGACTACGTGCTTTAGGCATTAGTCTTTGTATACAGAAAGATATAACTTTGTCTGCTATATCTCTCTGTCTTTTTGTTCCACCTTCAATGTATATATCGTGCATGTTTTTACTTTCTTATGAAGGTTCTTAGTGGTGATTTCATGTAGTTCCATGCAAGTAAAGGATACTTTTTCTTCATAGCTACGTTCCATCTGTGTTCTTCAGAACGTGTATCCTTACCTAGCTTAGACACTACACCTTTAACTACGTAAGTAAAGAGTTTCTTTATCTCTTTATCAGTACCAGTTAATCGTACCCACTCACCACTCTTAGCACTACTAGGTAAGTTCTGTCCAATATTTTTAATTACACTTCTCTCTACAAAATAAACCATACCCTCTAAAGGTACAGAATGTATGACCTTTAGTTTCTCTGGTGAGCCTACTTGTAATCCTGCTATTCTCTGAGGTATGTTCTTAGATACCCCTATCTTATACCAGTTATGACTACGTTTAGTTATGTAGATAGATTTCTGCCATAGGTTATTGTTGTTAGTTATCTTTACGTTAGCTAAGCCTTTTGCTTTTATTCTAAGCAATAAATCGCTTTTATTTAACATATTATTTCTCCTTTCAAGAGAATTGTGTTACCAAAATGGTAACGATTATATGGTAACAAAATTGCTACCATTTATCCATCAAGTCCTACATCACCCACTATATGTGGTCGTACTTTTTTACCATGAGGTAAGGACTTAACAAAACTTTTATATTTTTCTGTATCTGACTCTATCTGTTTTTGTCTTTGTGTAGCTAACCAATGCAGATTAGTTCTCCCACCTGCACCATAGCACCCACCTTTTTCTATACCTATCTTCTTTTTCTTAGTGCCATGAGCATAGAACACAACTACAAACTTTCTTTGTTTATCTGCACACAAATTACAATTACTACAGTTAATCTTTTTATTATACTCAGCTATACATCTTACAAACTTAACACCATCTTTAGTAAAATGTTTGTCTGGTTTATCTGTATAAGGTAACACCACTACAGTATCATAATCATTATTATAATATTCTAATGCTTGTTCTATAGTATCAGCACTTCTATTAATAGTAGCTTTCTTTTTATTATACTTAATGTTCTCTATTAATTCTAAGTTCTTTAGTTTATCTAAATCAAAGTGTGTATACGTATAAGATGTACCATGTTTAGGTATGGTATTCACAATAGCTTCTAAATATTCTACGTCTATGTCCTCTCTCTTGTTATCTTTTAATGGATTAAGACTACATGTAGTAGGACATGTTCCAAATTGATTGAGTCCACCACTTCTATATGTTACTGCTAATCCTTGTGTCTTACTAGATTGTGAATTTGCTACAGTTTTAAGCATTGTATTATCCTCTCACGTTATATGGGTGTCCATTCTCATGTGCTTCAGCTACGTAATCTCTAGATACATCTTTATCTTTACGTTCTTCGTATTGTTCTTTCGTTATACTATAGAACGCACCTCTATTCTCTACATTATCATAGAACTCTATCATAGATTTATAAAATCTGTAACCACAACTATACTTTCGTACTCTCTCCCAATAGTAATGGTCGCAATCTGTTTCGTTTATCTGTGCATACATAGGTCTTAGTACACACATTATTTTAAATGTGTCCCACCACATCTTGTATTTTCTATACTTCATTGTGTTCTCCCTTCATTATGTGTGAATAGAATATATAATTTTGTTTTCTTTCTTTGTCCACATACTAGATGGATATTATATATTCTATTCATACCTATTGTGTAACCTTTCTAGTATGTAGAAATATGTATACACTATATATATACATATTGCAACACACTATACAATATCTTGTCCAAAGTCTGTTCTCTCACACCATTTATCTATGTATCCACCAACAGTACAATCAGATATCTCTTCCTCTGGTTCGTTACACATAACTATGTAAGCCCAATCGTCTTTCTCTCCTTCTTTCTGCATGTGTAATTCAACGAAAGCATCTACACTATGTATATGCTCCATAATTTCTTCTAGGTTATCACTACCATTACATAAGTGTTCACCTTCTGCAAGTAATTCAAACACCCACCCATCTTTTAACGCTGACTTTACTAATTCTTTAGATGCACTAACCATTTTGTTCCTCTCTTTCTATTTAGTATTCTCGTTTGTATAAACAATAATGTATTTGTATATAACTTT